CGCGTGAGTTTATCACCGTCAGGATCAACCTCGTCCATCCACCGCTCAAGTGCTTTGCGGCTAATTCCCATCTCCAGGCATATTTCGGTCTTAGTCTTTCCACCCTCAATCATCGACCAGATCATGTCGTCAGGCAGCTTCGCCAGCATCTTCATATCCTGATGAAACTTCGGTGTCCCAGCCATTAAAACGCCCTCCAAGCCGTTTTTGTGCCCAATGGCACCCAATCCACACGCAGCGCCTGAAAGCGCCCCATAACCCGATTTAACGCCTTCATTCCATCTTCTCGAAGGGTTTCATTCGAGTCGGAAACATTTTAGGTGCGTCGCTCGGCGCATCAAGGTCCAGGTCGTTGCCGAAGTCGTCGAACCCTGAGCCGTTAGCCTGGACACTGACGACGGTCGCCGGCATCCCGAGTGTCGCCTTCAGCCTGGCAATGTCGTTGCCAAAGCCAGCCTCGAGCATCTTGGCGATCTCCTGAATCGACCAAACGTTGCGATCCTCAACGTCTGTCCGCATCCGGTGATACGCCGCCGCGTCGGCCTCGGTTGACACCACTGCCAAGACGCCCCCGTCGTCCATCTCCCATTCAATCGCCTTGACCTCACCCACGGGCGCAATGCCTTCGGCAGTAGCCCACTGCTCCATCGCCCGCATGGCCCTGATCATTCCATCGGCGGCCGCTCGGGCCTTGTCGATGTTCTGCGATTCCTGCGCAGCCCAGACCCGCTCCACCTGCGTCCACACTTTGATACGAAACTCTACATCAACCAAATTAATTAATCTGCCAACACCCCACCGCTCCTCGTGCTCACGCTTTGCCGCCTCCAGCTCCACCAGCTTGGATTTCCAGAAACGCGAGAACTCCGATTCAGGAAACGCGAGCGGTTGCGGGCTGGGTAACTGACCTCGAATCTTTGCTGTTTTTTTGTTCGCCATGATGTTTTGTAAGCCTCTACTAACTTTATCCGGTCGAATCGTAGATCGGTCGGTCGTATCGTAGCAAGATATACCCTTGCTACGATTCGACCGGTCTAAAACCGACTTTCTGGGCTGGTCGAATCGTCACGATTCGACCGACCATTCGACCATTCGACCACACTAAAAGTTCTCATTTTGTTTTCCCTCAAATTCCTCGATCCAGGCCCACTCGCCTTCGATCTTTACGTCAGACGGCCGCCCTGAATCGCTCCTCACGCGCCGCCATGCCGACCTGAATGCTTCACTTCCAGCCTCGTCATTTCCCATCTTTTCCGCGAATTCCTGCTTCCATTCCTCGATCCTGACGCACCTTCTGATGCCAACAGACACCTTCCAGTGCATACCTTTTTTATTAATTAGCGCTCTCAGCGCATCCACCGCAATCGCTTGCTTCTTTCCCTTACCTGCACGATTTAGTCCTACTTTCTGTGCCTCCTCTGATGTCCTGCGCGCCGCTTCATCCGATGGATTAACGGCCAGAGACTTGCGCGGCTCATCAAGCGACAGCGTCGCGGCTGACCCCTCGTCGATGTCGGTCTCGACCATCTCAAAGCCGTACCTGACCCCATCCTCGCCGTCCTTTTGCTTACTGATGGTGACCACACCCCGCGGCTGGTCGTCAAAGCGCAGCAGCTCCAGCTCGGTGTCCACGGCCCCAAGCAGCGATGAATGTCCCCGCAGCCCTTTGGCCTGGTCCTTACCTGAGTGGTGGATCACTAGCAGCGCGGCCTCGAAGACTTGCTGCAGGTGCCCGCATGACGTGATGAAGGCGCCCATATCCTCGGAGCTGTTCTCGTTGCCCCCGCCGAAGGCCCGGGCGAGCGTATCGATGACGATAAGGTCAATCTTTAGCTGGCGTGTTTCTGACAACTCGGCCACCGCCAGCATGAGCGAGTTGATGTCCTCGGTGCTGGATCTGAGGTTTATCTGGTGTCTGAGGATGTAGATCGGGATACCTGCATTGATCTCGTGGTGGATGCGGCACGCTTTGATGCGCGCCCCGATGCCGCCGTGGCCTTCGCCGGCGATGTAGACCACGGCCCCGTTCTCGGACGGCGTCGCCGCTTGGCCCATCCACGGCGCTGCGCGCGCGATTGATGCGGCCAGGTCCAGCGCAATGAACGACTTGAACGATCCTGGCGGGCCGTACAGCGCGACAAAGCCGCGGCGAGGTATGACCCGCTCAATCAGCCACTCGACCGGCTCGTCCTTGATCTCATCCCATGCCTCGAGCGTGAGGTTCTTGCGTTGCGGTGCTGCCGCGGCGGCTTGCTCATCCGTCGCGTTCGATTGTTTCACCAATTGTTTCTCGTTGGCGTCATTGGCTGTCGGCTCCGGCGGCTTCTCGCGTAGCCGCTCAGGCGCTTGGACCTCTGTCTCCGAGGTGACCGGCGCCTGCGCCTTCACCAGATCGGCTAGGTCCTGGCGCGTCTTGCCTTGGCTGTAGATCCACTCGTAGGCATCGTCGCCCTGTTCCTCGCCGCCCAGGTCCACAACGCGGATTGACTTGGCCACGGGCAGCAGCTTTGCCGCGGCTTTCTTGGCGTACTTCCAGCCTGGCGTGTCGTTATCGGGCAGGATCACGACGTTGGCGCCGGCAAAGTATTCCGTGATGGCGTCGGGCCAGGTGCCTGATCCTGCGTGGCTGGACGTGGCGACGCTGCCGAGGCTGATGATTGCGTCGGCCGCCTTCTCGCCTTCCGTCAGGTAGACGTAGCGGCCTTTACTGATTGCATCGCGCAGCTCTGGCAGCTTGTACGGCACGATGCGGGCATCGCCCAGCGTGGCGTGCCGCCGCCCTGCCTCGTCCACCTTGATCAGCTTGTAGTCCTTGCCCTTGGCGTCCGCGGTGCGAAATCGTTGCTTGATGAAAAGCGTCACACCTTCCTCGTCGCTGTAGTGCCACTCCTGCTCGAGCTGCCTGGTGATGGGCTTGATCAGCGCCAGAGGTTCGTTACGCGGCTCAAGTTCCGGCAGGAAACCGCGTTCTCTCATGGTTGAGAACACGCTGCCTTGATCACACCCGCCGTGACAGTGGAATAGCGCCTTGCCGTCCGGGCCTTCGCTAATCGACAGTGACGGGTTCTTATCGCCGTTGCCTCTGCCGTGGCCCGGTACCGGGCAGCTTGCCAACCATTGACCGTTTACCTTCTTCGCGTTGCCTAATTGCTTTGCGATTTCTTCGGCTTGCATTTATGCCTCGAGTTCATTGATTCGTTTGCCGATCCACGCCATGACGGGCACGGCCATAGAGTTACCGAGCGCCTTGTAGCGCGGCCCGTCGGGGCAGTCTTCAATGGGTTTCTTGCGCCACGGAATAGCGGTGTAGTTGTCGGGGAAGCCTTGCAATCGCTCGCACTCTGTGGGTGTTAGGCGGCGTACTTGCATGGCGTTTGGGATAAGAAAAGATGGGTCGCCTTGGCGATGCTGATGCCCCGCGCATCCATGATGGCCTACTGTTAAGGAGCCAGTAACAGCAGCCACCGCCGCCGTCGCGTTCTCATTGGCCCCGATGCTGTGGCACACCTCGGTGCTGCTGATCGGGTCTTGCGTGGGGTGGAAGGCGACGGCTTGTGGCTGGCCTCGACTGTCCATGCAGTAGGCAGAACCATCCATCAGATACTCCTTGCCCTGCGGCCCGGACTCCGGGGCGCGGCCTATGCAATGACGGTGGATGCTTATGGGATCTTGTTTGGGGTGGAAGGCAACTGGAACACCTATGACATGGCTGGGCCTGCTTGGGCGATCCTCACCTTCAGCCCTGAGCGTTCCGGCAATATCGTCTTGCATCCAGTATCCCTGTCCAGACTCGCGCATAGCGACCGGCACCAGCGGCGTGCCCCGCCCCGTGCCGTCCTCGCTGGCATCAAATCCCTCACCGCGCAGGGAATGCGTAACCACCGGCGTCTGCCCCTCATCCACCGTTGAGTTGATGCCCTTGTGCATCCTCGCGGTCAGGGTGTTGGCAATAGGGTAAGGCTGCAAACTCTCCACGCTGTCTATATCTCTGCCTGGCCCGTTTGAGCCACCGCCGTTAGAGCAGCCTGCAATTGTTGGG